TAAATTGTGCATTGCACACACATATTATATATGCAAGGAAAACTATTAATCAACAGAAATCAATAGGTTTTGCTTATGTTATTTTTCTATAGGTTTAATAGAATTTTTTTATATGGTTCCATACCCATTGTCTGGCAGGTGCCATAAAATACTCTCTATTGTTGATCAAATTTTGATTGTGTGTTAGAACACCATCAATTTTTGCTAAAACTTTTTGAGGATCATTTTTAGATAATGCTACCACCTGTTCAAATGCCATTTGGTGTCGTTTTCTGGTATTGGGTTCTAAATCATACGACTCATCAATTACGCTGTCAAATGTTTCAAACCCAAACCTGCGCAATTTTTCTAATTGTCTGTGTGCGCCAAACAAAACAAATAACCGGTGGGCCAACAAAGGTTTAGCAGTCTTTTCAGTAAAAAAACATTGTTCCGTGCCAGTTTCTGCCACTATGCTATAGTAACTGGTGTCATAGATTTTACAAGGAATTAGATTCGATGCCGAATAATACAAATTTTTAAGACCTAAAATAGGAATATAAGAATCAAAACCTTGATCAATGGAATTCATTGCAGGCTCAACAAGCGGCATTTCTAATTCTTGTAATCCCGGAGATTTATAATAATTCAATTTTGGGTGTTGATCAAATCTAACGGCTGCAGACAGAGAAACCCAAGATTTGTCTAATAAATTAGAATCTTTTAAAGAATCAAAAATAAACTTCCGATGCGGTTTGTTAATTCCTAACAATGCATCAAATAGTTTGGGTTTTGTCACTGATTTTCTAAAAAAATTTAAACCAAGTCGTTGATTAGCCAATTGAGTGTTTATAAAAAACCAAGGCACCGTCAAGGCTCTGCCCTGCGATTCAAATGATTGCAGTGCACAACCATTGAGCACAATAATATTAGGATTAGACCATTTTTGTGTTAGAACTTCAAAATAATTATCTACGACCATCGCTTCACAATCAATGTTTATAATTAGATCAAAAACACTAAGATTTTGGTCGGGCAAAACACAATATTGCCCAGGATAACTAGCAGAAACAATAGCAATTTTTATAAAATTATCTCCGCGATTTTTTAAAAATTCATCAGCATCAAATAAGATATACGGCATACTATCATCAATGATGTGCGGATAATCTGGACGACCCAAAAACTCGCCAATTTGATCTTCATAGCGGCGCAAGGCCCAATCAAACTGTTGTATTGCGATTTTTTTCATTAGCTGTTTTATGTTTTATGTTATTGCGAAGTGCAAAAGATATTTATTAAAAAAATAACAGCAGTGCACGTCTATTGCTCTATTGTGTTAGTCGATCTAGCCACCGCTGATTGACTCTGTCCACATCCAGTACTGTCATAAAGTCCGCAGTGCCAAACACCGGATCGATGCTGGGATCTCCTGCAATTTCTGCGCCCATTTTGAGGTAAACTTTGATCAGATTAGGGATCTGAAAATCATCAAATCCCCGAGAGTTTACTAGCAAGGGATTTTTTGGGATGACATGAGATTTATTCGGATAATCAAACTCTTGTTGCCAATGATGTCTGAGAGAACTCAATCTGTCAGCACCTTGACTCAGGCTGATGCTACTGGGCCCCAGAATGAATCGGCAGCCCTGTTGATCTGCCAGTTCCATCAGAGCAGACCAGAGCTTGGTTATGACCATCATGCTTTTGGTATCAGGGGCTACTGCAGCTCGACCCACTTCCAGAATCTGATTCCTGGGGATATTCAAGTTACTGAAATCGAACTCAGTTTCAGAATAGAACCCCAGCTCAGTGTCTTGAATGGCTCGATAGCAACCATAAATTTTATCGTTGTCTGTGGCAATGACATGCCAACAGACATCGTCCCAGGCGTCCTGATCCTGCTCGGGAGCAATGCCATAGACTTCAGAAAAAATCTGACCTCTAAATTCTAGGACCCGATCTCGCCAGACCGGATCCTGTGTGATGATCACATTCACTTTATAAATTAATACCTATATGTTTCCAACTTGTAAGGCCCAGTAACAGACACATTGATGTAGGCGGCCTGTGCAGCAGTGAGTTCAGTCAACTCAGCGCCAATCTGACCCAGATGCAGTCTGGCTACTTTTTCATCCAGATGCTTGGGCAGCAGGTACAACTGTCCTGATTGATATTTTTCAGGATTACCAAACAATTCAATCTGTGCCAGAACCTGATTGGTAAAACTGTTGGACATGACATAACTGGGGTGACCGGTGGCACAGCCCAGATTGACCAGGCGGCCACGGGCTAGGATAATGATCTTTCGACCACTGCTCATGGTCACATGATCCACTTGCGGTTTGATTTCGTCCCACACACAATCACTTAGACCAGCAACGTCAATTTCGCTATCAAAGTGTCCAATGTTACAGACAATGGCGTTGTGCTTCATGTGTTCCATGTGTTCACGAGTAATAACATTGATGTTGCCAGTGGCAGTGACGAAGATGTCTGCTTTGTCGGCTGCGTAATCCATGGTCACCACTTTGTAGCCTTCCATGGCCGCTTGCAGTGCGCAGATCGGGTCGATCTCGGTGACCCACACCTGTGCCGACAGCGCACGCAAGGCCTGTGCTGAACCCTTGCCGACATCGCCATAGCCCGCCACTACCGCGACCTTGCCAGCGATCATGACGTCGGTGGCACGCTTGATGCCGTCGACCAGGCTCTCACGGCAGCCGTAGAGGTTGTCGAACTTGCTCTTGGTCACGGAATCGTTGACGTTGATGGCTGGTATTTTCAGTGTGCCTGCAGCAATACGTTCCAGTAGCTTGTGAATGCCGGTGGTGGTTTCTTCAGTGACCCCAATGATGCCTGCTAAAAGATCTGGATGGTGATCATGGACATATCCGGTCAAATCATGCCCATCGTCTAGCAGCATGTTGGGTGTCCAGCCATCAGGCCCGCGCAAGGTCTGCTGGATGCACCACCAGTATTCTTCTTCAGTCTCGCCCTTCCAAGCAAACACCGGTATACCTAGATCTGCCAGTGCGGCTGCAGCATGGTCCTGAGTGGAAAAAATGTTACAGCTGGACCAACGCACACTTGCACCCAGAGCCACCAAGGTCTTAACTAACACCGCAGTTTGCACTGTCATGTGCAAACTGCCAGCAATTCTAGCTCCCCGCAGTGGTTGTGCTGTCCGATATTCTTCCAAAACTGTCATGAGTCCTGGCATTTCTGTTTCTGCAATGGCAATTTCCTTGTGGCCCCATGCAGCAAGACCAATGTCTCGAACTTTATAATCCATTATTCGGTCCCTGGGGTATCTTTTTCACCCACACGACGGTTCCTAAATGCATACAGACTCTTTTCAGCATCTATCATCATCTTCTTGTAGGTGGTCTTTACTGCAGAACTTTTCATCAATGCCATTTCACGTTTGACTGCGGTGGGCAATTTGAAATTAATTTTACTAGCCATGTTTTTCCTTGTATTAAAAAATTGGAGCGGCATGCCAGAATCGAACTGGCGACTTTAGCTTGGAAGGCTAAGGTAATACCATTTTACGAATGCCGCAGATGTTTTATTACTTATAACTTGTCTTTTACTAATTCAGGATAATCTTTGTACAGGTCTTCCATGTTATATCCGTGTTTGTCTAAAAAAGCAATTGAAAAAAAACTTCTGGTTGCTTCTATATTTTCAACACTGTGACATCTCCAGACATCATAAGCATACCAGGTATCTAATTTTAGACGATGCCTGTTTATTTCCTGAACGTCTTGATATCTTAGATTCTGTGCAACTTCCCCAGCAACACTGGTCTTATCATAAAAAACGGTGTCCACTGATTCGCCGCCAAGTTCTAAATAATAATTGACGGCCAATGCTCGACCACGGTCTATGTGGGGTGGCTGACAGGCCGGGGCAGATCCACTATTTTTCATGATGCCAATTACCAAACATATTTTCCTGTTGGGGAAAAATTTTTGATACTCGATGCAAAGTTTGTCATCCAAAAACTCCGCACGGTCAAATATATGTAGTGTTGAGTTAATACCATTATGAAATTCATCCAACCAACGTTTACGATCTGGATCCAAATCTATACCATCTATACGTGTCTGTATTTGAGATTTTAGTTCCGCCGAAGGCGGTGGTAATTGTAAAACTAACATGTCAACTCACTGTATTTTTGAAAATATACTTGATCCTGGTGGGCGGGGAGAGACTCGAACTCTCACGCCTCGCGGCACTGGCTTCTAAGACCAGCGTGGCTACCATTACACCACCCGCCCGTTGTTTTTTATATATCCCCAAATGATAGTTTATTGTTAGACTTATGGATATTTATTGAGGAAATAATTTACAAATTTTAATGCCTTGGATTCCTCATATGCTTCTTTTTTAATTCTTCAAAGGGTGCGCAGGGAAGAAATCTTAGACTGAGTGTTACTCTAATGCTATTTGAAAAATTAACTGCTGTGTGCAATTTGTTGATATTAAAAATTACAGGGTCTGTCATAATAAAACTTGCAACTTCTTTTACGTCCGACAATTCTGCCACATGATAATAGGCACCCTGGTGTGTCTGCAGAAGATAAGTGACTCGTTCGGGGCACAGTTCATAAAAATAACTGACACTGTTTTCGCAATTGTGCAACGGCAAAAGAATTGTGTCTCTTTTTACAGTGGGGTGTTTAAGAATCTCGTATTCTTCACACAATGTCTGGGCCTTTTGATTAAAGTCCTCAGGGGTCCATTTGTGATCAAAATTATAGTCCATGTGAATGGGAATGGCTTTGTACGGCCCAGTGGTAATAATTGGCCCAGGTTGCCAATATTCATAAAGACCTAGATCTTTTACCATTTTGACCAACGTTGGAGACGTTGACAATTCTTTGACCGTAAACATGGTAAAGGAATCTTCTCGAGTTATGCCTGCTCCGGTTGGAATCTTGCTCTTATAGATTTCTACAAGTTCACCATATATATTTTCACAATCAATTGTGCTAATTGGTATGTAATAATCATCTAGGTTCATATACATATTTATGGAAACGCCTATAACCAAAATAATTAGCAACAACAATAGATAATAATTGCCAAACTATCGATAAATACTTGTGTACTGGGGGCCGTTATGAAAAAATTGTTTTTTTTCTTGAGCTTACTGGCCCCAGTGGCCTGTATGGCGGCGGATATCAATAAAACACCGCTGCCACCCATACTGTATCAGAATCTAATCGAACGTCTGATACCTGAAGTCACTGAAATAACCCGACTGCCTGTGCCCGATGAAAAACCCCAGGTGTTTGTGGCCGACAGAAATCAGATTGAGCAAGCCTACTGCCGAGATCAACGACACGATTGTCATGTGGCGGCCATCACTGACGACAAAACTGGTGAAATCATACTCAGCCCCGCACTGTTACAATTGAATGTGTTCACAGCCAGTGTGGTGTTCCATGAACTGGTGCACTGGGCTCAGGTTAAAAACGGCATGTTCACTGATGAGCCCGACTGTATACACTGGGCCAAAAGTGAAATGCATGCCTACACTGCACAGAGTAGATTTTTAGAAAAACAAGCGGGTCGAGGATTTCCAGTACCTGACTTGCTGGCACAGTGCAGATAGTCTGGTTTAAAATCCAATAACTGTCTTGAGCCGATCAGCAGCACAACTGGCAGCAAATGCTCGAGGTTTGATGAATGGCACCACATTGCACATGCCTTTGATGTAGCCCACTGCTTCGTTGATCACACAGTTGGATGCATACATCTCATCAGGGTTGATATCCAGGTGCACTTCAAATTCACGATCTTCCAGAACTTCGTGTAGTTTCAGGTACAATTCTGCAACCTTGTAGACTTCGGTCATCAGACGCATTCTAGGCCGATCGCGGTTCTGATCATAATCGCGTTCACGATGCACTTCACCAAAAATCTTGCAGCCGTGGCGGCCGTCAATATGCACCACAATGGCCAGGGTATAATCAGCCCACCATTGTTCTTTCAAACGAAATCTTTCACTATCACCGCCGATGTAGATCCGGGTGTTGGGTCCTTGAGCAAGGATGAATTCTCTTACTTCGTCGATGTCGATTTTTTTAAACATGCTCAAGTATTTAACAAACTAACGTTACAGGATTATTAAACTGGCCTGCCCAGAGGGATTCGAACCCTGGGCTACAACCTAAATTCTTTACATTTTTCCAACGTATCTATTATAACAATATTTTTATATTGTTTCAATAAACAATTCAATTTTTTTTGCTGGACCTTTATTGCTTGTGGGTTTTTGGGATCCAGAAATAAATCGTGTTCAGTTAAATAAAAGTCTGGAAAATAGTTGTGATACACACCCGCGTCATCCACCCAAGATATTGGGTCTGGTCTTATCCAAGCTATTTTTAGTTCATCCAGCCGTTTTGCTAATTCTAATTCCCAACTAGAATCCAACATAATTCCATTATATTCAACTATGCCTTTTCTCAATCTTCTATGAGGAGAAGCCAATGCTTTTTCTCTTAGATGCCGTTTTGTTTCTTCAGTATGGGGCTTGCCCTTGCCTCCGGTCATTCCTTTTTTTGGATGCACGGGAATTTCTTTACCTTCAATCTTTGCTTTGGTATACTGATTAGTAATGCCGGTCCTCTTTCGTGCTTCATTCATTGCTTGAACTGCACTCAAAGACCCATTTTTATTTCCATAATCCGATCTCTTTGGATTTTTAATACACCAGCGAGAGTGATTAGCTATTTGACTAGTATCCCAAAGACCAAATTCTAAGTCGCAATATTTACAATTTTTGAGCTTTGCATGCGGCCTATATGAGCCATCGCAAGATGCATAGTGTTTTTTGTAATTGCCACCTTTGGCAGAGAATTCATAATTGCATTTATCACATGTTATTTTAGTTTTTGTTTTCATAATAGTTACCCATATGTTAGGTGGCGCGCCTGCCTGGATTCGAACCAGGAATGAGGGTTTAGAAGACCCTAGTGATATCCCTTTCACCACAGACGCATAATACTATTATTTATACAACTATAAACTAAAACCAATGCTCTATCCAGCTGAGCTATGGGCAGGTAACAAAATAATTATAGTATGGTTTGGGGAGGATGTCAATGACTTTGGAATGACGAGAATTTGGTGGAGGTGACAGGACTTGAACCCGCTACCTTGACCTTGCAAAGGTCCTGCTCTACCAGATGAGCTACACCCCCCAGAGACTGTTTGATAACAATCTTGACAAACTTATGGTGCCCCCACACAGAATCGAACTGCGAATTGAAGATTACAAATCTACCGTTATACCATTTAACTATGGGGGCAAAAACTGTTTGGCGTTAAACTTTACACCGACTTCTTTGCACGTGGTTTACGTGCAGGTTTTTCTACAACTGCCACTGTGACCTGTTCTGCCAATGGGGCAGCTTTGGGTTGACGTGGCTTACGTGTTTTTTTGACTTCCGGGACCACTTCTACTGCAACTGTTTCTGTCACTGGAGTTTCAGGCACCGCCGCTTCTGTGGTCTTGGCACGTGACTTCTTGGCGACAACTTTGGCAATTCCCTGTTCCACCATGGCGATAGCAGCCCTAACTTCCAGTACGAGCTTGTCCCAGTGCGTGACAAATTCAATACGACCGTCTGAATAATCAGTGCGTGTACTGTGGTTGCCTTGTGTTACCTGAGGTTTAGTTTGTTTGGTGGAACGTTTAGTTGTCTTCATAAAAATATTTATACTCGAAATACAATACTACTATTTTTTGGCTCCCCGACCTGGGCTCGAACCAGGGACACACGGATTAACAGTCCGTTGCTCTACCGACTGAGCTATCGGGGAATTAAATTTGTATATATGGTTGTTTGATACCCAATCTCAATAAATCTGCTTCATCTAATTCTGGATTAAATCTGGTGCTTACTAAAAATCTTACTTTATCAGTGGGATTTATCACTGCATGAGGCAATGTAACATTAATTATCATTGGTTTAGTTGCAGTGACTCGACAACGCTCTTTGGCGGATTTAGCATCACACATCACAGAAGTATTTAGTGTTTTATCTACATGCCCCCATAAATTTCCCCAGATGGATCCCAATATCTTTGCATCATACCAAACGGTATATGTATTTTCGTAGTTCTCGATGGGTATATTCAATGCCTGACTACGAAAAGATGCGTCAATGGAATCAATATGCGGAGGATAACTTTGATTTGGGGGCACAAGAGCAAATGCTGTTGCATGCCATCGATGGTAAAGATCCATGTCCTTTAAAAACTGCACAAAAACGGGTACTTGCTCTTGGAATTGCTCTTTCTTTTTGGGAGTAAAGACAATTTCTCGTTGATTGAAAGTTTTGGCAAATTTAACGAATTCTTCTTGAATATCTTTTAGATTTTCTATTTGAAATTCACTATAAAACCAATTTTCATTAAAAGGTTTATAAATTGACATGGGTCATCGCTAAAAAATTGCCAATGATGTTATTGGGGTGTAAATTTACTTATACCAGACCAGTGTCAGTAATAATTTTACACTTCTGGTATTGGGAATAGGTGTCAGGCCACCTGCACCACCAGGCCCCTGACTGAGCTGTTACTCTGTCCAGATGTTCACTATAGAGGAACATCACACCTGTCAGCCGTTCTCGTAGGGTCCGACTGCTACGCTGTTCCTCAAGGTGGACAGAGCACCTGAGAGTTTCTGGAAGTTCCGGCCGGAACTGGGACTCACAACCTCCTGATTGAACCGTCAGGATCGGTAGTGTTTGGTACGAGTGGCGAGATTCGAACTCGCGACCATCGGATTAACTTACCACTATAGTTTTCACTACCAATCCTGAGATTGTTTGTGGTCTGGACTTTATCTTCACCATGGCATAAAGCGTTAGGTGGTTCCTGTTAAGTCTCTACACCTTCCCATTGCTGGGCTTGGCTCGGTATTGCCATTTTACAGGGTTCACCGAATTTAAGAACATTCACACTGGAAGTTTCCTATCCAGGTGCTCCACACTAAAGTCCGGTGCTCTACCAACTGAGCTACACTCGCATAAAATCTGGCGGAGAGTCAGGGATTCGAACCCTGGATACAGCTTAACTGTATGCCGGTTTAGTAGACCGGTGCAATCGACCACTCTGCCAACTCTCCCAACGTTCAACAAGTATACACAGTTTCTGATGTTGAGTCAATAAAAATATTGGTGGGTCGTGACGGGCTCGAACCGCCGACATTCGCCTTGTAAGGGCGACGCTCTACCAACTGAGCTAACGACCCAATAAATTTGTGGTGCCCGGGGCCGGAATCGAACCGGCACGCCTTGCGGCGGGGGATTTTGAGTCCCCTGCGTCTACCTATTTCACCACCCGGGCCGGGGTTGCGGAGACCTGGATTTGACCCAAGAACTCAGGCTTATGAGACCTGTGTGATGCCATTTCACTATCCCGCGACGGTATTTTACAACTGATTTGTTAATGAACACATCTACTATTTAACTAGTATACCATCGTTCAAAACAATTGTCAAATGAAAACCGTATTAGATAAGATAATAATCGATATTTTAAGAAAAAATGTGCAGGTGCACAATTTTTGTTGCAACCGCACATAAATAACTGTATACTAGTTTTTAGTAACACAGTAATTTAACCAACAGGAGACAGCAATGAACAATTGGCAGCCCATGACCGAGGAAGATTTTGCCTGGCTCGGTAGTTTAAATAAAAAATCTCAGTGAGGACCACCCATATGAATAACTTATACAGTCTTATTGCATCGATTTTGATTTTTGTCACCAACGCCGCCTGGGCCGTCGAAACTGCCACAGACAAGTTGGTGGTGACTCCACCGATCATCATGCCCCAGGAGTTGGTCCTGGTAACTGAACAAGTTCTACCCCCACCAACACCAGTGATATTTAAATAAAAACAAGGGCACTCAGTGCCCTATTTTTTTAACCATACGCAACAAATTACTCAATCCATAAAATCAAAAACTCAAAACAACAGTTTCATTTGTTGACACAGTTAAAAAAATAAATAATTTATGGTTGAAATTTTGTCAACATTGGTATATTTCTTTGTAATAGAATGTGTGGGATATTTGATCTACAGCATTTATATTCATAGAGAAATTATACACAAGTACTGGGTTTTTCATCCAGCGTTATCCAGTCTGTTTAGATTTTATCTTTGGCTCAAATCTGGGCATGGCCACTGGGAAAGTTGGCAAAAGCAACTAGCCGCTATACATAGAAAGCATCATCGTTTCAGCGACACCGAACACGACCCCATCAGTGCCAAAGTGCATTCTATTAAAAAAGTTTTATCGGGAAAACCGCAAGCCAACGGAGTTCATTGGGTATCCCCCGAAGACATTGAAAAATATGCTTCAGACGTACCAGTCGATAACAGTTGGGCACAAAGAAAAATCTACAAGCATAAAAATTTAGGAAAAATTCTTTTTTGGGCAATTGTTACATTGATTTTTAATTTTCTAGGATTTATCTACGGACTACTTAATTTTTTCTTTGTTGACCGTCTAGGAATTTATCTATCAACGGTATGGTTGCATCGACATGGTAACCTGCCAGCCAATCGAAACAAAAATAATTTAGATTTAAGTAAAAATTCTTATCCCTGGGGAAGTTTTTTGGCAGGGGAAGAACTACATTCCAACCATCACGATGACCCAACCAATCCCAATTTTGCAAAAAAATGGTATGAGATTGATATTGGGTTTTGTTTCACGAAATTTCTCTCATGGTTTGGATTGGTGAAGTTTCATTAATTTAATTTTGCAATACACCGAGCAGCTCGGTGTATTCGATATTAAAAAACCCAAACGCAAGTCAACCCAATTTAATTGGGTTGCCCTGTGACTTTTTGTAACGCATCCTTGCGCATCAAGAATGTTCTGTTGGTGTTTTCCTGATGTCTAACTACCAGATATTCAATGCCTTCGATCAGGCGAATATCTCTGACATCATCGCACACCACACGCTCGTTATTGAATCGATTCTTCATCGTCACTGCTTTCATGTTATCGCCCCCTGTTAAATTACATACTTATTGTTTTGTTAATCGATTCATCTGGTTAATACAACTGTTCCTGGAACTGGCGCTGGCCAATTCCATTACTGGCAGACGAATTCGGCCGTTTCTTTTCTTTAACCAGGCATTCTGAATATCATATGCTTCCTGCTCAAGTCGCATATGTGACTCGCACGATTCGGCGCCGTGTTTATTGGTTTTTCCTGACAGGTCCTGAAGATAATGTACTACCTCGTGAACATACAAACTTTTGCTGTAATCGTCCCAGTCGGTGATATTATCGTTTAAATAAATTGTCTGTTGATAGTAGACACCACGAGGAGACACCGCGCCACATTCTCCCCGACACATCCATTCTCGTAACTCCCTGTCAGTAATACGCTCTATTCTGGGAGCAGAATACTCTAATTTGGCCGGGTATAAGTCAAATACTTCTCTGGTCAACTCAGAAAAATTTACTGATGTCTGTGCCTGTGCGTCAGCACAAATCATCACCAACGTTAAAAAAAGTTTTTTCATAAGAAAATTTTTTAAAAATTTAGGATCTGACCTGAGTTCGTCAATACTATTAGAATAGCACAAAGTCGGTAGAAGTCAATTTGGTAACACCCACTGTAGAGACTTCAGCAAATTGAACAGGTGCAATTTTTCCAGTACCATCTGCATCATAGTAGAGTTTGTTGGCAGCACTGTCATAAATGATTCTGTCGTACTTGTCCAGAGCCTGTGTACCAACGACAAACTGATCTGAGAACTTGAGTGAACTGGATATCTTGAACGTGGATTTAGACAAACGAATTTTATCTAATCCAACTTCAAAATCAGTGATTATATCAGTGTTGCTGTTGCTGGGTGCGGTATCAAACACAAAATAATCTGCAGCGGCGCCGCCAGTTAGCAGATCATTACCTAGACCACCAGATATCAGATCCGATCCACCAATGCCCTGGATTGTATCATCACCGGCAAGTCCAGTCAGGGTGTCAGCCCCCAGTGATCCCACAATTTTATTATTCAAAGTGTTTCCAATACCTTTGAATGCTGTTTGACCAGTATAGATCAAATTCTCTACATTGCTACCCAAGGCGTAACTTATCAGCGAAGTTTTTACTATATCTGTGCCTTGATTAGCCAACTCCGTCACCTTGTCGCCGGTGCTGTCCACATAATAGGTGTCGTCGTCCTGACCTCCCACCATGGAGTCGTTGCCCGCGCCGCCGTCCAACATGTCGTCGCCCGCCAGACCCACCAGTGTGTCGTTGCTGGCCAAACCTTGAATCAAATCTGCTCCACCGGTACCTGTGAGTTTATTGGCTGCCGATGTCCCAATAATTTGTGTAGAAGTACTTGAAAAATTATCATAACTGATGGCAGTGGTATAAACTGCAGTTTTTGTGACTGCGCCATTGTTTTCTGTGTAGTCAACGTTGGTAAATACATACCAAATACCATCATCTCCTTTAACAAGATGCATGGGTTTGCCATGTTCTTTAAAAACATAACCGCTAACACTTTTGGTGGTCGCGGTCAGTGATTCCAACCAAATATCATTAAAAAACTCTCTACCCATTTCTACAAATGTGCCGTCGCTCTGCTGAATCAAAAGTGCAGTCGAATCATAGGTAGTGTAATCGCTGTCAGTTACAAAGATGTCCAGCAAGCCGTCGCCGTTAAAGTCCAAAATTTGAGAGTTGTACGATGTGCAAGTGTGCGAGTTGTGACCCACCAAAACGCTGTCGGTGACGTCTTCAAATTGGCCTGCTCCTTTATTTTTGAGAAATTGAATCTCGGAATATTCTGGCCACTCGCCACGAGTGTAATTGGGTCTACTCATAATCAAAACATCTAATAGACCGTCTCTATTAAAATCAAACGGAATGGCTCTGACATCGTGTGACGTCGGACTGGTAAAGTTGTAGTTCGACCATTTGGGCAAACTGAATCTAGATGCTGGTAGCTCTGATATTTGAACGAAGGACAATTTTCCATTGTCGATGCTGTAACTCAGAAGTCGAGTATCCGGACCAGCCTGTCCGGTGGCATCGTAATAACCAACACCGTCAGTTACAATAAATGTAACGGTGCCGTTGCCCAAAAAATCGGCAGCGCAAATTCCAGATGCACCCCACGGCAAACCTCGGCCCTCCGAACTAAAAAATGTGAGCCCATTTTTACCGCCGAAGAAAATGCCAGAATTTTGACTGTGGTTATCACTTGGGTAGTCAGTGACTAAAATGTCACAGTACCCGTCTTTATTGATATCGTAGGCAAAAGTACCATGCTGCCAATGGTCGCCGCCATCGACAATGGACGGAACTAAAGTTGTGCCGGTGTTGTCAAATACATAACTTGGCAAAAAATAATTAAAATCGGTGTAAGTGGCCGAATATAGATCTACTTTGCCGTCACCATTGAAATCTCCAAATTCTATACCTTCTGTCCCGGGGATTTTATTGTCTGGCATTACTGTGGTGGTTACATCGGACCAGCGCCCTGATTTAAACTGGAAAACATGCATATAGGAATTCTGCCATGGCAAGTGAGCACCGTGTCTGCAAGTAAAAAAAGTCTCCTCGGCGCCAGACCGATCCAAATTTACAGAATAAAAATTAGATGACGACGATTCAAAGTAACCAGTGCCTTCAAATATTGTGAATTTTGACACTAGCACAGTTGATTTAGCAGTCAGTGCCATAGTTACCCCCAGTTACAAAAGTTAATAATATTTAATGTATAAAATATCACGCTTTAAACTGTAGTTTACTATAATTTGGGTATTCTTGTCAAGATCTTGACAACTGTTGAGAGAGCAGCTCGATTTAAAATTGCACGCCAACGCAAACTTAAATTTCGCCAAATACATCAATAAATGAAGTTTGCCGAATTTCATCCATCAAATTGATGTGATTCTTAAATTTTGTATGTTCTTCCAAATTATAGTTGTAATTTTCCAAAATACCCGTGGCATAGTTTATCCACTCTCGGACTGTTACGTTATTCTTGTAGATTTTCTGGTATGCCTGTACCTCAGTTAAAAATTTCTGATGTAGTTTGGGAGGCAAACTGTTGATGGTCAAGTGAGTGGGATGCGTCAATCTAATTAAAACCAAATGCAGATTTTGTTCTATGCAGTAATCGAGGACCGGCAAGAAGGTTTTGTAACTGGTACACTGAAAAACATGATTAATGCTAAACGATTCTAGATTTTTAAGAGTTTTGAGTTTCTTAATATTTAGGTCAACATCTGACCAACTGCAGCCATATCTGACATATTCTGCGTGTTCGCCTGTGCCATCCAAACTCACATTCAATTGAATTGATTTAAATTTGGATAATAATTCAAAAACGTCATCTTTGATGACACTGGCATTGGTTATTACATTTAACGCCACTCTACTAGGATCGGGAATACTGTTCAAAAACTTAATTGCTTGCGGGGTAATTAACGGTTCGCCGCCGTACAACTGTATTCGATCTAAATTGCTAATTAGTTCTGGCTTCAATTGTTCAAACTCTTGGGTTTGATACCATTTTCTTTCTGAATTTCTAAGAGTCAGCAATTCCAAAGCAGCAAATTTTTCTTTATGTTGTTTTTCTTCTGTCTCGTGACTGGAAGAATACATGGAATTACATTGAATACATTTTAAATTACAGTAGTTGCCAAACTGCACTGACAAATATCTGACATCATCTAACTTGTTGGGATCAAATTCTTTGGCAATATAATCCTTGTATTGCCTATTATACTCTAATCTCAATGAACCATGCCACTTACTGACGGACTCCCGTTCCCAACAAACATTGCAGCGGTCGTGTTTAATTCCGCCCATCAACTCATTTTTTAAAGGAGATAATACATTTTCTCGCCAATTTTTAAAATTTCTGAAATTATGCAAGGGAAATTCGTTGGGAAGTCTCCGCATCTCTTCATCTACTTTATACATACAGCAAGGTTGCAGTGTGCCATCAATGGTAATTTCGGCTGCAATAAATGGTGCTGCACAAAAAGTATCAGGATGTTTTATTTGATCGGACATGTCAATATTTACGCTCAAAAAAGATTTGAATTTTATTTCAATTTTAATTCATAACCCAGCATAATATTTGATATCATTTTTGCTGGGGCCAACTGCAATATCCAATTATTCGCCTTCAACATCATTGGTGCTTCTTTATGTTGGTGCCTAACGAGACTATCAAATTAAGGCGCGCAAAGATGGACGATTTGGAGAGGAAGGCAAGATCAAACTCGCAACCCACAACGTTTGGCTCCGGAGGAGGGAATCGAACCCCCACTTGCGGTTTTGGAGACCGCAGCACTGCCATTATACTACTCCGGAATACATGGTGCCTCGACCTGGGCTCGAACCAGGGACCCCCGCCTTATCAAGACGGTGCTCTAACCGACTGAGCTATCGAGGCCAGACTTTGTAGTTATATTTACTAAATATTTGTTTGCGGAGCACAAATATGTCACACTGGGGATATCATCTGACTCTGGACTGTCATGATTGCCATCGTGCGTTGATCAAAGAACGCGTAAATGTTCAGAATTTCATTAAAGAATTGGTGAATCGAATAGACATGCAGCCCATTGGCGAACCTTGGATCGAATACACTGCTGCAGATATTCCTGACAAAGCCGGGTTTACAGCAGTGCAAATTATTGTTACTTCCAGTATTGTGGCGCACTTTATCGACAGTACCGGCGACATCTATCTGGATGTCTTTAGTTGCAAGGAATTTAGAATCAGCACTGTCCGAGAGGTGGTGCAGGAATATTTCAAACCTCAAAACATGCGTATGAATTTCCTGACACGCCAGGCTGGGTAATCAGGACATTATACAAAGCAAACACTGGCGGAAGAGGTGAGATTCGAACTCACGGTAGAGTCGCCCCTACTTCAGTTTTCAAGACTGACGCCTTAAGCCGCTCGGCCACTCTTCCATTTTATGTTGGAGACCAAAACATACTACATTGTTGTGATTTCCAGTCAAGATATTTACGCATTGCTGTAGTAGTAGATTTATTGCCGGTTACCTCTAAAGTATTATCAATAAATTTTTGTTTGGATAAAAAATACTCAAATTGAATTTTATGTAAAAGTTTTTCTTTGGTTTCCTTATCAAATTTAATCTTAATTAAATCGGTTAATTCTAAATTAAACTTTTTAGCTTTGGCTAGAAATCCCGGAACATCAAAAGGTGAAAGATGTGCTCCTAGATGTCCTAGATGATTAAAATAATTTTTAAATTTAAGCGAATATTCTGCTGCCTGCGCTTGCGTTACACCCATTTGATTGGTCCACATATAATAATGTAATTTTTGATCTTCTAATTTGTATTGATATTTTGTAAAATTTGATAAATTTCCGCTATGAAGATACAACGGTTTAAAGGAATTAGAAGTTATGACATCTTTGATATCCGGTCTGTGCAGGAATTCGAAAAGCTCATTGAAATAGTCGATGGTATCATATGGGAGCCCCAAAATCCACTGGGCACAAATAAACATCTCATTGTTGGTTAATTCAGATATAGAATGCAGTGCTTCGATGGTCCTAGTTTTACCCAATCCTTTTCCTACTGCACTGCCACTTTTGTCATTGATTGTTTCAATTCCCAAATCCCACGCTACAAATCCTGCATCTTTAAGGGATTTAATCATCCATGGCCATTTCCAAAACAAATCCAATCTAGCATAAGATGCTATTTTTACTTTAAATGGTAAACTTTCTAGCACATCTACGATAAAATTGACTTTATCTTCGCTATCATTTATGATTTCATCAGTGCACCAATAATGACTAATATTGTGTTCTTCATAATTTCTTATTAGCTCGGAACGTATAATTTCTTTAGTTCTGGTGTAGTCTCCGGCTTTTTTTCCTAGTAATTTATAGGTGCAATAGCCACATTTAAAAATGCAACCTCGTGCAATTTCTATACCTATACTTTCATGTTCAGACAGTTCGTCAAATTTCGACCATTTAATTGAATTTGACGAAAAATTTTCAAAAGGATATAATGAGTCTGAAATTACAGTTGTTTTATATTTACTACTCAATAAAATATCTTTTTTAAGATTTGTAGAGTTTTGTGTTTCGTAATCTAATATATTCTTAAGAATTTCTTCGCCTTGGCCAATAGTGACGTAGTCAAATTTTTCTAAAATTCCATTACGATTTATGGAATCTAGATACTCTGGCACAATCGACCCGCCTCCAAGTATTAACTTAACATGGGGCGCAAAATTTTTTATATATTCCAAACGTTGCCTAAATTGTTCTTCGCTTAACCCAAAAAATTCTATCCCGTTTGTGGTCCCAGTTGATTCGGATCGAGGTAAAACAGTGGATGAAAAACCAACAAGAAGTGTGTGGTTTTTTATAACTGTTTCTACAATTTTAGTAAATTCATCATCTGTTTGAAACAAAAAATAATTGATTACTCTGGTTTCATAAGAAAGATCAGTCAGATAACTGGCCAACACATTTGCACCAATGGGACGTTCGCTACATTGATTGGCAATATCAGTAAAAATTATAACAGCAGACATATTGTTATTTATATGTACTAGCTATCTCATTGTAAAGTATCAGATTTGAACCAGTACGTCTACTTTCTTAAACAAGAGATTAATAATCCGTCCAATTACCAGTTTAGTTAACATTTATACAGTATGGCACCGCCCAATGATGGCGGCAACCCATGCTCTGCACTAAAACAAAAACCCCCAAGATGTTTAGTCCTGGGGGCGTTTTCGTATAGTTATATCATCACACATTATGTCTTCATCTATACGTTGATACTCAAACACTACAATTCCCATCGACAATTGGTAGTTGTATGCGCATCATAGTCGTATAGTATAAAAAATTGTATAATCAATCTTTTAGCAATTTTATTTATACTCTTTAATGTCTGTCAGCCAATTAACTATCCAAATAATGGTGCCCGAGGCCGGAATCGAACCGGCACACCTGTTTAGGGTGGCAGATTTTAAGTCTGCTGTGTCTACCGATTTCACCACTCGGGCCGTTGACCTTTACTCGCTGACCTGGTCCTCAATGGCACCATCGTCATCATCAAATGCTTCCTGGAAGTCATGTACGGTGTCTTCCATAAATTCTTCCACTTCGTGCGCAATGTCTGACACCAGTTCCACAACATTTTCTGTCAAGGCACCAGCAAATTCTCCCACATTTTCCACCACGTCCTGCATCTGCTCCAACAAATTCTTTTTTGGGTCGGTCATGATAAATTTTTCCTCTTAAGTTTCAAATGATTATATAGTGTTAAGCCAGTCCAGTCAATCTTTTTTCGTATTCATCAACCTGATACACCAATTCCTCATAGGTCATACTTGATACTTTGTGTTTTTTAGCATTGTCACTGTTCAGTAGCAACTCACAATTAAGAGGATGTTTTATGTAATAGGGATCGTAATTATTTCTAATAGCATCTGCCACACTAACCTTGTGATCTCTTACAACTCCATTAATATTGTTCTTACCTCTACTACGCATACCATACGTTTTTAACAAAGTAAAATCAAACAAATCTGGATAATCTGACAATTTAAAAGTAAACCAATAATTGGCTCTACCATTATGGCTGTAATTGTTGCTGTGTTCTGCACAAAACTTTTTGTAAAATCTTAAAATAGTTTCTTTTCCACAAATTTTGCATTTGCATCGGTAAACCGCAGAGTATGGCCCAACAATATTTTTGTTTAATTTTTGTTTTTCATATTTTGTAAGATTACTTGATTTAACAGGACCATACTTTCTCTTGCCTACCAATTTTAGATTGTTGTGAGTTGCCGAACACGAATGGCTGCAAAATTTATTTTGTCTATTTTCGTAGGACATCGCCGCAGAACACTGAAGACAGTGTTTGGGTGCGGTCAGATATTTTTCTACATTTTTTCTTTTAGTATTTGTTCCAAATTCTTTACCAAAAACTCCACCTTTGTCTCCACTTTCTTTCCACTTTTGTTTGCCATCGACAGTATGGCTCGCAATATAATGTGTATGGATCCCTTTTACAGATAGAGTTTTCTTACAGTAAACACAACTAACTTGTATAGATGTATATTGATTCATACAACTATTTATAATTGGTGCGCCCACCTGGACTCGAACCAGGAACCAACGGATTCAAGTTTGTGTGACTTTCGCCACTCCTTGGACTATGCCTTCACCATTGCTTGCGCTTTAGGTGGGTGCCGTCTAGTCTCTACACCTTCAACAGTGTTTCCACTGAAGCTTGGCTCGGCATTGCCATATGCTTTCGCACTTAGGTTTCACCGAATTTGACACCATCCCTTATGCAGTTTCCACGCATAAGGCACTCTTTTGAATGAGTCCGCTGCTCTAACCAATTGAGCTATGGGCGCAAAACCTTCCACTGCTTAACTACTCAACAAAACAATTGTAATTGATCTCAGTCTGATTGTCAACAGATTCTAGAAACTTTTTCTCTACAATTCTGCGCACAACTTTGTGAATGCCCGGGTTGACTTCCAAAATTCTGGGCATGACATCGTGTCTGACCCTGTTACGAGTGTATTTGGTGTCCCAGTTACTGGTATCGTCGTGCCAACTGACCTGATGCCGCTGACACCATGACACTAATTCTGCTTTGGTGTTAAGCAAAAATGGTCTGATTGTCCGATGTCGACGATGGGGGATTACTTTGGCAGTGCCGTGGCACATGCTCCAGATGTAGGTTTCTACACAGTCATCCAGATGATGCGCAGTCACTACCGTCTGTCCCAAACGATCAAATTCCGCATAGCGTTGTTCACGCCAAAACTCTTCTGGACTTTGTTCCGCTGCCTTTTTTCGATGGTCGATGTTGGTCACAAACATGGCGATGTCATGTTGATTGCAGTACTCAGCCACAACTTGTTGACCCGCAGTGCTGTTTTCGGTGCCGTGATGAACAAACACTGCTGTGACCTCGTGTCGTCGACGCAAGAAGTCCAGCGCAGCCATGCTGTCTGCGCCGCCGCTGCAGGCCACAAATACGTTGTCTGGAACTCTGCCTAGCAATTTAATCATCTAATAATTGTACTGCCAGCCAGCTGAAATGTCAACGTTTTTCGCGTGGTTCAGAAATTTTGCGATCTGATTGTGTAGATACTAAGGCACCGGTTGGCCTGATGCCTCTTTGTGGCCTGCCAATATCAGAAATCTTTTGTTGAATCGCTGTCACTCGTTCCTGACTTCCAATTTGGTCTTCCGTGTCTTTTTCTAGAACATCTGAAGATTTGGCTCCGTTATGTAGAATATTAAAAACAAAATTGCCTTTGCCACCTGTACTATAATAGGTCTTTTGGGCAGAAAATTCAACACTGGTCACTGATGCGCTAGGATAAACTGCTCGAAATTGTTTGATAACAATGGTATCATTGACTTGCTGGGCATCGGTGTAGATCTGCACCAACGCACTATGGTTAAGAATATCTGATGCAGCTTTACTAAAATTGGTATTTTTGTTCACATAGTCTGCAACCTTATATGCTATGGCTGCAGTTAAATGCTCTCTAGGAATAATTCTACTGGGATCCTGCACAGATCTCTTTGCATACAAGGATTCCAATTTGGAACTGAGTATGCCAGTGCCGATAATTTTATCTTTGGCATTGTAGTTTTTAAGATTGGTAACCATGGGAACATCACTAGCATCAATGATTCCGTATATCACCGCCAACTGCAACGGAGCCATAAAATGCCCATAATCTTTGACAATTTGTACTATGCTGATTTCTTCTTTGTATTTGGCAATTAGTTTATCGCCTGCATCAGTTGATTTTAATTCTTCAATGGCGTTTAGGAGATTAGTTGCACTGGCTCTAGCGCCTGTTTTGCCTTTACTACTCAATTTGATTTGTCGGCCATCTGCATTGGTCAATAAACTGTCAGATAGTCCATCAGTGGATCCGGTATTGAATGATATTTTGCAGGTGGTGAATCCAACATCACCAAAAAACGCTTTCTCTGCTGACTCGGCATCCCCAGTAACGGGCATGCCTTTTACCAATGCTATGGGATGCAGTAATTCACAAAAATAGTCTCTGAATCCCGAAACATCGATGTCTCCCAATGGTACTATTATGGGGAATGTGTCAGACTCGATAAAAATTTTAGCCGCTTGGCCAATGGCACTGGTAACTCCAAATTTCTCAACTATCTGTTGATATATGGTGTCGGGAGTATTGTTCTCAAATTGGGTCAGTATATCCGACGGTTTGTACCCAACATGCTCTTTTTGTGCAGCAGGAGCACGATATTGATAACCGCCCGGGACTGCGTTGTTAGGAAAATTGTTATTTGTTGGGTTGGGGCTCACTTGGCGCAAATATCTGCCAAAATATAGATCATCGCCAGTGGCATCATCAGTAAAGTGGGCAATGCCAAATCCGCCCATACCACGATTATATCGGTTGGACCAAATAATCTGATCAGCAAATTCAAACTTGCTAACTGCTGCGTGTAATTCTTCTGGTGAATTGTACTTGCCTTGTGCTGGATTCCAGCTCAATGACTGAAAAGTTATTGTTTTGCCTGTGTTGGATTGAATGAACTTCTCGCCTGGAGTTCGATTGCTTAAACCAACACTTTCTGACAATAATTCAATTAATTCACGCATGATCACTTATTTATTCTAAGCGTTCAATGTCTTCTTCAACGCAATTTGTGCCGTATTGGATTTCAACGATTTTTAATGGTTCATCGCATTCATTGGCTAGGCGATGCCATTGATTTTTTTTGATTTCTAAACTATGATGCGGTCGAAAACATCCCATCAATGATTCTGCATTGCTGCTGTTATCAATGGTATAAACTGTAGCATGCCCTTCTGACACCGACCAAAATTCGCAACGATGTTGGTGACGTTGCATGCTGAGACTGCATCCGGGATTTACAGTGAGTTCTTTGACTTTGGTGTGGTTCCCAATGGTATGCAATACTCTATAATATCCCCAAGATCGTAACAACTTAGGTGATTTCCATTCTTCAAGTATCCAACTACTCGAATTCGCTTTGTTGTCGCCACCAATTCCAAAAACAAATTCTACATCATCAAAGATCATTTCGGGAATGTTGTCTTTGTTTCTGTCGCCTCCATTGGCAAAGATTATTTCGTCGTTGGGAAACATCTCTTTGACTTTACGAATAGCATCGCATGCTGTGCCATCGCTATCATCGAATTCAATCACCCGATCTACCATATGAAGATTATCTAATATGATCATACGTTCTTGCCAAGGCATAAACGGTTGACCTTTTTTGCGTGCGAGCCAGGCATCCGAATTAAGGGCCACTATTAACCAGTCGCCCAAATGATCAGCATGATTTAACAAAGATATGTGCCCGGAATGTAAAGGATCAAACCCCCCCGACACAACAACAATCTTAGTCATAATTTTTCTTAGGAGGCTGCGCCGAAACAACTGGCTTCAAATCAGTTCCTATAATTTTTTTGCTGGCTTGTTTAACACTGCGCTTTCTCGATTTTTTGAGTTCATTAAACACCCCGGCATCGATGGGAACCCCTGCTTCTGTAGGAACTTCAGTGGCCGGCATAACATAATCAACAAAATAATTTTCTCTGTCCAGCCAAGGATAGAGTATTTCTTCCTGACGAATAAAATTATTTCTATTGATAGATTCCGCCACTGTGGGATTTAGCAGCCCCTGATCTATCAGGTCTGCTAGTGAAGTTTTACTAGGATCCATGGGCGGAATTTCTGATTTATACACTGCCATGTGAATCCAGGTATCATTAAACTTTTTTAACAGATATGCATCTTTGCAATCAAAACCATTGACAGCCAGCATATAAATTAGATTGGTGGGAGTGTAATGAAAATAACACCCGCTGTGTGTGGTGCTGTAGTATCGGTTGTATTCCACCCCGCTGTGCTGCGGCACAGTAATCACCAGCATGCCATTGACATTCATCTGCTCGTTCCAGACACGCAGAGTTTCCAATGGATTGGTACTGTACTGCAAACTATCGTGTGCCCACATCAGATCAATTTCCACTGGAAAAAGTTGTGGTTCTGAAAAGTCTCGATTTATCTTGGTGATATTGGGCATTTCAGGCACTAGAGCAAGTTTTCTGGTGTCAACGTCAACCGCAAAACAGTTGTAGTTGTGTGGCACTGGTGGGTCATCTCGAGTGGTAAGTGTTGCCCACCAGGCAATGTCTTGTCCGGTACCGCAGCCCATGTCTGCAACATTTCGCAGACTATCTAGGAAACTGTCGTACTCGTAGAGTTGATTTAAAATATGTTGACTGTGTCTCTGATTATCCAATTGTTGAATCCTCCATGCCTGCTGTTCTTAGTCGGGTTATATGGCCTAACATGAAATTTTTACTTTCCAAACCCTTCATTACTCCCAACCACTTGTTGCGAAGCAATGCTACTTCATTGATGATGGTCTCAAAGTCAATGACTTCATCTTCACCGTCTACATATTTCTCGGCATCTCTGCTGGTCAATGCACGATTATAGCCTTCCAAATATTTTTGAAAATGCTTGCGTCGTATCTTACGTAGTTGGATGTTGAGATAATTTAGCACCGCTTCAATTTCCTGTAGTTGATTAAAGCGGTGCTCGGTCAGACCTGGCAAATGAGCTAAACTTTTTTCAATGTTGCCGTAGATTACGACTTCCCGTTTGGCTGCATCCAGTTCCTGTTCGTAGTACTGAATAAAATCAGGAATAGCAGCCAGACTGGCCACAACACGGCTATACCACATTAATAATTTTCGTCCTCTTCATCGCCGTCGTCGATAAATTCTTCGTCGCCCATGTATTCATTTACTGCTCGCTCTAACCAACTATCGATGCCAGCCAAGGCACGAAGATCGTGCTCTGTAACGTCATGATCAGCAATGACACTAATCACGTGATCTGCGGCGGCCTGTCGATCTTTACTGGCAATATATTGCTTACAGGTACTCCACATTTCTCCTAAAACATCAACTTCTATGGTCATTCTGCAATCTCCTCTTCAGTTTCATTGCTGTCATTACTTAGTTTAACCTTGTTAGAGGATATTTCTTTCATAACTGTGTCCAAACATCCTGCTTCGTTGGATTCCCACGCCTTACGAAATTGTTTGATTTCCTGGCCATCAGAGGTTTTGTATGCTAGACGATTGCCTTCTTTGACTAGTAGCCCTTTGGCTTCAATCATATCAGTGAGCCCACTGTAGGGATTCATGCCCGTGCTATAAGGAATTTTAATTTGAACACTTTCAAATGGTTTGGCATACCTAGTCTTCATAATCTTGCATGCACTTCGAATACCTTTGACATCTGATGTTTTGTTGCCGTCGTCGTCTTCTTTCAACTTCAACTTACGCATAGCAACAACAATAGAGCTGGCGTAAATAAACCCTTGCCCGCCTGAGATTTTGTCATCTGGATCAAACATATCCTGACTGGCATAGGTATGATTAGTTGCAACTAACCCCACATTGTAACTACCAAACATGTTGACACAATTACGAACCAGCGCAGTCAGTGCCTTGGGCTTGCGACCCATGTCGCCCTTCATATCACCGGACTCAAATTGATTGACATCTGTGGGAGTCAGCATCATACCTAAACTGTCAATTACGAACAGAACCTTGGGGCGATCTTCCGCCGGCAGCAATTTATATTCCTTCATAAACTCACTGATGGTCTTGGCTACATCGTCGATCATGGCTACGTTGAGTTTCAGCAGCTGATCTTCGCTGGTTTTCACGCCCAAGGCATGTAACCAGGATTCATCCAATGCGTTTTCAGTGTCAATAAGAATGACATAAATTCCTTGGGACTGAGCATTGCGAATCAGATTGCCCGAACAAATAAAACTTTTACCAGCACCACTTTCACCGGCAAACACTGTGACTTTGCCCAGGGGCACGCCCTTGTGAAAGTCACCGCTGATGAGATAATTTAGAGTATAATTACCAGTACTGATCCAATCAGTGGGGTCGTTAAACCCAATTCCCAAACCGTCAATACTTTTGGTAATTGACTTTCTAAACTTACTAATATCAAAAGGCTTCGCCATAGTAATCCTCGATTAAAGAAATGGGGGGCTTTTCGCCCCCCTAGATGCATTATTAAGATGCCTTCTGGCGATTACGAATCATTGCCAGAATGTCTTCTGCACGTTGACCGCCATTGTTGGGGGTGGTCACTGGCGATGTGACGGCTGCTGTTTGAGCTACAGATTTGGAAGGCTCGAACGGCACATCTTCATCCGAACTCAATGCAGGTTCGCTGGGCAAAGCCGCTGGTGTTGCTGCTGCAGTATTACTAGCCGCCGATACTCCTCGTGGCTTGTAGTATGCACCCCAACGTTCAGTGTCGTATGCTTGTCCATCTACGCTGGCCTCGAACATTTCCTTGATGACCTTGAGCTCAACATCTGATGGCTTCTTGGGCAGGAAATCTGCTAGATTGTACAGGCCATACTGCTCAATGGCCGCTGCTTCGTCAGCAGTCAGTGCTGATTCCTTGCGAGCCCACTTGCTGGTGTTGTAATCGGCATAACCGCCCTTGCTGGTCTTGGTGATGACAAAGTCAAGACCGCCCTGATAATCAGTGGGCAGATTTTCTAGTTCTGGGTCTAACAACGCTGCCTTGACCAGATTAAAAATCTGAGGGCTGATGATAAAGCGACGAATTGGATTCGCCGGTGTTTCGTCGTCCTTCATGGGATTCTCGCGCACAAAGCCTTGGAACAGATATGACTTCTTCTTCCAATACTTGCGACCCATGTCTTCTAGACTGGGATCTTTAAACCAAGTACGTACTTCCGCTAGAATTGGGCAGGCTTCGCCCCACATTTCCACGCAAGGGACCTGAACAGTTACCGGTTTGGAATCAGCTTGTCCTTTAACGCCAGCAAATGGCAAGTTAATCATTGCGCGTTCTACCCAGAAAAAAGTGTTCTTGGGATCTGCATCCGGAAGGAAACGCACTCTTGCGTTGGTGCCTTCTGCAATGTTCCAGTGTGCGTAAATGGCATTGTCGCCAGTTGATACGCCGCCCGATTGACGGTTTTCTTGTGCTTGTAGCTTTGCTCGAATTTCTGCTAGTGATGTGGCCATAATGTTTCTCCTTGATTGTTAAGATGGTCTTTAATGTGCCTAAACGTAATATGCACTCTAACATAATACGCTATTATTATTTATGTAGTCAAACAAAAAGGCACCAAAAAGTGCCTTTTTGACAAAACTGCTGCTGGGATTACTTCAAGCCTGCCAGTCGTCTCAGTTCTGCAACATCGGCGTCTGAGTCGTTGGCTTCTGCGCTTTCCTTTAACGGTGCCGTAGCAGCCACAGGCGATTTGATCTTGTCCATCATTCTACGCATCATACCAGGGCGTTCCTGGGACAAGTCTGTGAAGTGTGCTATTTCTAGATCGCCGTTGTCCAAGTCGACTATCAGGCTATTTCTGTGTCCCGCTGAAACATCAGACACTGTGCCCATCTCACCCACGCTCTTGACATACACTCGCTGGCCTATCAGGGATTCCAAACTTTCCAGGCCCTCTGTCACACCTGTTTTATGTGACCCGTCTTTAAGGCTCATTTTCATTTTGCCACGGGGTGTCATAAAAGTCTCGGGTGGCGGAAATCTATTGGCCTTCAAATGGTCCAATACAGCCATGATTTGGTCGCGTTTTAAATTTGTATGAAAACGTAACTCGCCGGGCGTGTGTGTGACTTTCCAGGGGACGTCGTTTACTGTGCCCTTGTGTATGATCATTTCTCCGAACGGCGCATAATCTGGGCTTAGGGCGTCATCGGAGTGGGGATATATAGCACTTTGTACTCTAATGCCTTTGTACTCGGTTGGCCGTAGTTCTTCTTCAGGAATTTCACGTGCTTGACTTTTTTGCACAATGTTGCCCATCATGGTGTCAAACTTTGTATCACCAGTGGCCTCCGCCACACCTTGCTCATTAAGATCACCCATACTGATTCCACCTTCTTCTTCAGATTCCTCGGGCAAGCGGCCAACTAAATCTTCAATCTCTACAGCAATTTGCTCAAGATTGTCAATCAATCCTGGCTCAAGCCCATGCTCGTGGCCGTCTGCTAAGAGATCTACATTTTGAATAATTTCTTGCAATAACTCGTGAATATGCTGACTAGCATTTCTAAATTCATTTGCCAATAGTGCTTGTTGCTGACCGTCAATTATATCTAAAAGTTCAACAGCAGGACCAAACATACCTTGATCAATCGCTGCTGCTGCCTGATCAATGTGCAAATAAAGTTGTTGAGCCTTGGCATCAATTCCTGTGCTTTCACGGAGATTATGTCTGCCATCTCTGCCTTCAGATATTGAATCCAAATTTCTGGCATAATCAGCCAGCATATTTTCAGCCACAGTGCCAAGTCTGGCCAGACCCTGTTGACGTTTGTTTATGATATTTTTAGCCATGTCTCGATATTCTCCTGTACGTGCGTGTGGCATTAGATCCTGCACTTGTTTTTGGGCTTGTTTCTGATAACTTGCTTTGGTCTTGTCACTGATTTCATTAACGCCTTCATACTGTTCCTGTCTGTCATACAACTGATTCAGGATGTATTCATAGGTGTCTTTGTCCAGAATGGATAAAATTTCTGCACCAGTGTCAGTGCGTCGAACACTGTCAATGATGATTTCTGGGTATGATGCTGGTTCCAGACGAGTGGCAGGATAATAGTCACCTTCGGTGTGATAGCCCACTTCCAGATCTATATCACCAGTATCATCGGGATTTTCGATGGTAATGGTGGCAAAGTCTGTGGGTCTTCTGGCTTCTGCTACTTGTTCCGATTCTTCGCCCATTATTTTTCTAAGGAATGGTATCACATACTTGCCTATGAGATCTTCAGCCTTTTGATTTAGTTCATCAAAAGTTGATCCCTCACCCAGGGCCCGTTCCAGTGCAGGTATCACATACTTGCCAATGGCATCTTCGGCACGTTGGTTTAGGCGGTCAAAGGCACTGTCCTGTCCCAGAATCTTTTCCAGTGCAGGCAGCACGTAACGATGGAAGATGCTTTGGTCATGGTCTTCGGTCACACTTTGGCGTGGTTGTCTTTGCTTGCGAATAACAGCAATGGCCTGCCGGATGGTCTTTTGCGACAATTTGCCCTCACCTGCCATTAGACGTATATCCTGCATGGTGATACCATCTGCAGTTGGGATCTTGATCTCGGAGCCTTCCATCACGCCTTTTTTTACTACCTTTGCTACACCAACCATCTGATCCTTGGGTTCAATCACCGGCTGTTGGTCATAGTATTTTTTACTTTGTCGAGCCATTTGGTCACGCAGACTGCCCCGGCGAGGTTTCTTAGCACCGTATGAGAAAGGGCCTGCTTCCGCCACACCTTGCTCTTTATTTTGCTTAATCCATGATTTTAATTGTTTACCAGGACCATCAAGACCTCGATGCAGTCTTACTCGTTTGTCTGTGGGTTCTTTATCGCGAAACCCAATAAGTTTGTGCGTAGGGATAGATGAATCTCCATATTCTTTTTTTAGACTATCATATGCTGAACGCCCAAATCGTCGAATAATTTCGTCATCTTCCATTCCCGAGTTCCAAGCATGCATAACATTGTTATGATAGCCTTCCGCCACACCTTCTGACATATCATGATCAATTCTGTCAAAAGTATCATCATGGTCAAATGAACCCCAAGATTCATATGCATCAACTACATATTGGGGATGTGTATTATGTTTTTTAGCAACTAGTTTAACTGCTTTGATATAATCAACTCCGTTATTTAACATACTATCAAGTTCTAAAGCGATTGTAGTATCATAATTCATATCAGGCTTATCACCTGTGCCTTCCGCCACACCTTTCTTTTCAATTTTACCTAATAATTTTTTACCAGGTTCAGCAGCATTATCTTTTGCCATTTTTTCTTTTTGCTTTTCTACTGCTGCCTTATATTCTGGGCTATTGATATCGCGATATGGAGTCTTTTGTTTTTCTTTAGAAGTAGAGCCTTCTGTCACACCTTGCGATTCTTCAAGTTCCCACACCACATTGCCGTTTTCATCTTGTATTTCCATTTTGAGGTTAGGAAACATTTCGTGTTGGTCAGCATAATCCTCTGCCCAATACACAGCATCATCTTCT